CGACCAGGAACGTCCCACCAATCTACTCTGAATGGGGTAAACTCATTAGTGTGTTGAACAGCACCTTCCCATATCTTATGAAAAATATTACCAATACCATTTGCTGTGGAGGTGATAATGATCTTGGTATCTTTACCAGATGAGATAACAGGATATGTTGATGTATAGAACTCGGCTGCACGTTCAACAAATGCAAACTCATCGAGGTACAATAAGTTAATCGAGAGACCACGAATAGACGAACCAGACGTGGCCGCTGATACGATTCTTGAATTGTTGGAGAATTCTATAGATCTTTTGTTGAGAGCCCTACAACCTGGTTGTAAAAAGAATGGTAAGTTCTCTAACATAAGTGTGATGCGTGCAAGCATCTCACCAGCTGTTGCGCCTTTGTTGGCTAGAATAGCTACAGTCTTTTCAGGATTAAATATTGCAAACCATAACAGATAAGCTACAGAGCTAATTGACTTGCCAGATTGACGACATGCTAGTACAATAGAAAAACGATTATTAGTGAAGCTGTCAAACATTTTTTCTTGATATGGATATAACTCAAACGGTACTAAGCCTTCATCCAAAGAAATGATCTTACAATAGTTGCTCGCAAAGTAAGCGGGTTCCTGCATGCAACGAGCATACTCCTGCAACTCTTCTTTTGTAAAGTTGTGAGTAACACCGTCTCGTTTGACATTTATGTTGCCTAGGTAGGTGTCATTCTTTTGGTGTGACATCAATCGGTTCATTCTTTAACATCCGCTGCAAATCTGTAGTGGATCCCACAAATACATTATTATTGGTTGTGCCTGGCAAGGCAGGTAGTTCATCCGTCTTCTTATATTCTTTTTTCTTTTTGTGAAGATCGAGAAGTGAGTCGCTGACTTCACCAACATTTTTCATAAGAGTCGAAAGAACTTCATACGCTCTAGGATGCTCAGTGGACCTGGCAACTTCAATCATATCATCCAAAGCTTCTGATCCTTTCGCAAGTAAGTCATGCTTAACTCTTCTTGCATATTCAAAATCATTAATAGCTGTATCAGAATCATCCATAATTTATCCTTCTGCGCTATCTAGTCCTGTAATAGCTGTTGTAAATCCAAAATCACTATCTGGACCAATATCGGATGGGCTGGGCGTCACAGATATCTTTTCGAGTGGAACATCTGAATCAGGACCAAGTCCCAACCCAACGTTTCCGTCAAACACCCTTGCATCCACTTTTCTAATGATACCAGAGTTCTGGAATGGACCATGAAAGTATATCTGCATATCAAAATCTAAAGTATACATAATCGTTCGTCTAGTGTCTGCAACTGTTCCTTCATAATCATCCGATAAGACTACACCTGTCAAAGTCACAGGAACATCCTGAATAACATCTGGATAAAGACTAAAAGGTTTGACGTTTAGAGTATACTGTGGATTGAAATAAGGGATAATCTGCTCAACAATTTGTAGGGCATCATCCTGTTGTTTGGAGAAGATGGCCAACTGAAAGCTCACGAGATAAGGAACTCCAGCATACAGTTTATTACGATTTAGTACTGTACCTTCCACCGCCTTATTAATATTATTAGTTTTTGGCAACTGCCTTGTGGGATCGTATGAGATATTGGTAATCTCGAAAGACATGCGAGGAAGTTTAATAGCCACTTTCTGGTCAGTTGTCAGATCAGCTTGTTCTCTAATCCGATCAAGAAACTTTGATCTTGGACCATATGATAGTGGTACTTTTTGTGTATTAACAACATGTCCATCTTTATTCCTGCGCAACACATACAGATCATTGAACAAAGCCCCAAAAGAGGACACTGCTTTTCTCAACCGCTCGTGATAAAAATATGTTCCAAACATTATGAAGGATCTCCAAATGGATTAGTTTCACTAAAGTCTAAGAAAGATCCACCAAAGTCTGTATTTTGTTCGTTGTCACTACCAAGTAGTAATTCTGTAACAGAGGCAACAGTTCCAGTGGCACCTGTGCCAACCTCTGTAATACTGAGGCCGGTTACAGGTATATGGAAGCTACCATCCACATCATTGTTACCGACATGTACTATTGACAACAGATTGCTAGAATCGTTCCATCCAGATACTTCACCTGACACGATGGTCCCAGAAGCTAAAGTTTGTTGGATTGTATTGCCTACGTTAAATGAACCAGTAATGCTGTTGAGGTTGAGTTGGAAAGTATAGGCTTCTGTTTGCTCTATACCATCTATATCCAATATCCCAGTATCTAGATCCTCACCAGTATATTCGAAGAGGTTGGCTCTAAGTTTGAATGTTGGTAGATTACCTAGTTGATAGAATGGTTGCTCATGCTCTACATGTTGTATTTCAAATAAACTATTAGATAAAGGAAGATATATTAAATCTCCCTCACGTGGTCTTTCTCCACTAATTTGGTTATTGACTGCACTGACCGAATTATTCCAACGTCTCCGAGATACCACAAAAGTTGCTTCATCGCGTATCTCAACTCCAAACTTAGTGAATAAGTCTCCTTCCCCATCAAATCCCTCCGTGTTCTCAATATACATTTCAATCTTGTATGATGTGTCAAACGTAGAAGGAATGTCTTCTCCAAGCACACGATCTTCTGCTACCAATGTCCTTGGTAGGTAATAGACATCTTGTCCATAAATTTTTAAAGATTCAATTACTATATTCTCATATAGCTGCTGTTCTGATCGAACCTTGTCAGAGAAGTATATATTGCGTGCCATATTATCCTACAAAGAAGTCGGGTGGAAGCTCTTGCTCTAGTCTCAGATTATCTCTTAACTTTTCCATGTCTGCAGAACCATCATCATAAATCTGTCTACCGTTCAGCGTGACACCACCTGGAAGAACCATACCTTCAAACTTGATTAGATTCTGACCCCACTGTTGTTTAAACGCAGCGGTTGTGTAATCCTTTACAAACATATCATTATATATCGAGGAGTTGTTAACTGCAGAATATACTTCCGCTACTATATATTCTCCCGCTTTAACATCTGTCCCCAATTCACCATAGATGTACAATCTATTCTCTCTGCGAGAGAAGTTGGTAATAGGCACGCCAGTTAATACTAAATCAATCATAGAAAGATGCTGCTGCATTTGATTGTAGTAAGCCATATCAAACGCATATGTTGATAAGTCTCTTAAATCATTAAGGTGCATTTGATATTTTAGATCGAACATGCTCACACCACTAGAAGAACCAGTAGAAGTGCCATTGGTTGGGTATAAACGAGATACATAAAGAACATCAGAAGAAAGTGTGATATATTGGTTGGTAACATCATCAGATGTTACTAGATGCTTCAAATAGGTTTTTATCGTTGCATCTGAATGAAATTCTTGGTATAATGCAATTGTATCATCTACTCTGTCTTCCTGTTGGTCGGGATCGATGTTGATCTCAATAACAGGATCACCTAATCTACGGAGGGCATACTCCATTAGTGTTGCTCTGCTTGTTGGTACAGCCATATTGGAATCCTAAAAGATGTTCAATTTACATCTATTTATATGAAAAAGAAACTATGAAAATATTTACTAACGGATGTTTTGATATCCTACATAGAGGACATATAGAATATCTTGAAGCGTCAAAGGCTCTCGGTACTCACCTAACTGTCGGATTAAACTCTGATGATAGTGTGCGGCAACTAAAGGGTTTAAGTAGGCCTATAAATAACCAAGAAGATCGAAGATATGTACTTTTAGCGTTGACATGTGTGGATGAAGTGATTATATTTAATGAAGGTACTCCTTATAATCTAATCAAAAGTATTCAACCAGACATTTTAACTAAGGGTGGCGACTATGTAAAAGAAGACATAGTTGGATATGATATTGTTAATCAAACTATAGTTATACCATTCACACGAGGGTATTCAACTACAGAAACGGTGAGGAAGATAAATGACGCAACTTGAAGGCTTTGTTGAGAAAGGTTGGGGGAGTGAGTTCATTTGGGCGACCAATGATAAGTATTGTGGTAAGCTATTGAACTTCAATAAAGATGCAAGATTCTCAATGCACTTTCATGCTGTAAAAGATGAGACGTGGCTTGTGTTATCTGGTAAGTTTGATGTGCTGTATATTGACACTAAAGATGCAACTGTTCAGAAAAGAACATTGAAGAAAATGGACACAATGAGATTGGAACCATTAACTCCACATCAAGTTATTTGTATTGAGCAAGGTACCATTTGTGAGGTGTCGACACCAGATTCGGTGGAAGATAACTACAGAGTAGCTAAGGGGGATAGTCAACTTTTGGAATGATTATTTGGGGAATGGTAGGCAATAGTCACGATGCATCTATTGCTGTTTATAACGATAATAAACTTCAACAAGTGTTCACTAGCTCAGAAAGAACACACAGTGATCAAATGATTGGTCATGCTTGTCATGTTAATATGAAAGGTCCGGATCTTGTTGTGTGGTATGAGAAGCCACTCCTTAAAGCTACTCGACAATTGTATGCAGGTCAACCTAAACCTTTCAAGCGGAATAGAGTAAAGAAGTATCTGAGAGGGTTTGGTATAGCTGCTCCAATCAGATACGTGAGCCATCATGAAGGACATGCGGCACATTATTATAATAGTTCATTCACCGATGCTACAGTAATTGTTATAGATAGTATTGGAGAGTGGGACACAACCACTATATGGCAAGCACAAGACAATATTCTGAAGAAGAGATATAGTACTCGTTACCCTGATAGCTTAGGTTTGTTTTACTCTTCCATAACCCAGAGATGTGGTCTGACTCCCCAACGAGATGAAGCGAGTGTAGATCAATGGGAAGGCGCTGTAGTTCATACGGTTAAAAAAATAATAGAAGATGATTTAATAATCTATCATAAATGGAAGCCTATCTTTAGCCACAACATGCATAAAGGGATAGGAGATTGGAGACCAATGCTTTCTCCATCTTTAATTGCTCCTGCTGCACAATCGGTATTTGAAGATTTGGTGATGAAGATATCTACACATGCTCAACGTAAGTTACCAAGCAAGAATCTAGTTTTAGCAGGTGGTTGCGCTTTTAACAGAGGCGTGAGAGAAAAACTAAAGGAAGAATGGGATAATGTATATTATCCTCCCAATCCAGGAGATGCAGGCTCAGCTGAAACTTGTGTCTTAGCTTATTTAAGGAATTCGTAATGGCAAACATGCTCGATCAGATGATCCCTGAATTTAACCCCAGCAAAGTCCAACAGCAACAATCGCCATGTGGACATGATCATGGTACCCAACAAAGGGTAATCAATCAGCCGCAAGAACAATGGCCAACTTCTTTTCCTAAACCAGTAGTTGGT